CTTTACATCTTTCAGATGGAAGGTATAGCCAACGAAGGGAACTTGAAGTTGATGCGCTCGGTTGATAACATCACGGAACAGTTGGTTTCTTGTTCGCCACTCCTTCTGATTAAAAGCATCCCCCTCTTGCTCTATGACTCCCCTTCTGAGAAGAACCTCAGTCATACTGAACTCACACCACTTGAGGAAGGTCGAGCAACCATCTATGATTACTGCCCCTACATCTCCCTTTCTGCTCTGTTCACCTAAGATACGCATGAACCAACTCATCTTATCAACCAAAGCAACCCAATTAGTTGAGTTATCTTCGTTGAAGATGGAGGCATCAGCCGCATCATAGATGGGGATGACCTTTATTCGGTTGTTATTTGGGTAGTTCACCATAACAGTCTGCGACGCGCTATTATCAATATCCAAAATGATAATGTCCTTGTCGGTATTGTTGAGAGCCATATCAATTAGCAACCCTGTTTTGGCGGTGTTTTCTTTACCAACCGCCGCTATTCTAACTGGGAATTGATTGACCTTTGATTCAGTCAGTAGACCAGTATAGTATTCCTTGTTGTAGGTAGTCCTTTCTTCAATAGGCTTCTCCGTAGAGGAAGGAACGGCTTGACCCCAAGACATTACTCCCACCCCTCTACTTCATCGGAGGCCCCTTCGGTTGCCTCTTCCAATGGAACTTCGGCCGGCTTTAGATTATCCATAACACACCAACCTGTAATACTCATTCTACCGTCACCATCTCTACCCATCCATGCTTGACCGACGGCCATAACAGTTGAGCCTACCCCAAAGTCAATGTATTTTTCCTGTGACTTTGGTATCCAAAGGTCAATAGGCATAGATAGACTGGTGTAATCCAAATCACCCAAAGTCACTACAAACCCTCCGTTATCCTGAGGGTCAATGTGTAGAACCTCTAAGCGAACTGCACACAAAGCATCCCACTTTTCCTTTTCACCGAGAGAACCAACATACTCTTCTATCGAGTCAAGACCCTCAAGAGGGGTGACTCCTAAGTCTAATAGGTTCCATTCGTGGGGAGGGGAACCAAACATGGTTGCTACTTCGTGGTCATCAGTCCATGTGCTAAGGTCAGCCTTTAGGTAAAGTCTGTCGTTGTTAGCGTTTGCCTTACCTGCGATAAACCCTGTAGTTAGTGTTGGGAAGGAAGCCCTACTCAACTTACCACTTGCATAGACCTTCATTAGAGAAGGCTCATTATCTGTTCCCTTCTTCCTTCCTAAGAATGTTGATACTCTTTCAGGTTCTGAAAGCGGCCTTGGTTGACCGTATTTGTAATTAGCATTCCCATTAGGGAATGTAGGCATGGTGTTATTCCATACGCAAGAGAACAGGGTTCCATCGTTCAAAGTCATGGTGTGCTTAGGTAAATTAGCAACTGTAGATTGGGCTGTCTGCCCTGCTTCAAAGGGCAACTTAGCAACGAGGCTAGGGTTCGCAAGGCGCGTATACCCACCATCACCCATACGGGTGTAAAGAATCACCTGTCCGTTAGCAACTAAGTTCTCCCTACCGCCGGCATCCAAACCATTGAGTATTCCCGCAGTCTTATTGTAGGCCATTTCAGCAAAGTCCTTTGCTCTCGGCACACTCAAGAATACTCCTTCATACTCTTCAAGTCCACTTCTCGACAGGGCCATTGACCTCTTCCTTACTGTGGAAGAAGCCATCCTCAAACACAAAGTGTTTGCTTCCTCGTCGGTCTTACCTGCCGCAAGGAAATTAGCATGGTGGTCAATCTTGACCGCTTCATGCGCTTTCATCAGTTCTTCACTTGTGCAACCTATGTTGGCCGCAATCTTCTCAATCATTCCATCTAACATCTATCTCACCTATCTGTTGTAATCTGTCCTAAATCCCATCTCCCTATAAACCCCCTACAAAGCATCGTGCAAAAAGCCCACTTCACTATATCCTCTTGAACGCCATTGATACAATCACGCTCACAAATGATAGCGGCTTCTACAACCTTCATCTTGGATTCAGGAGTTGCGTCGGAAGAAATAGCAAACGAGAATACTTCTCGGATAACCTTCCGTGTGTCGTAAGGACTTAGCAACCTAACTGCTGACTCAATGTCCTTATCTCGGAAACACATTCTCAGAAACAATTTGTAATCTAATTGTGAATCCCCCATTGCTAAAGTGAATCTATCTCTATCATCTACATGAACACAAGACATAGCCTGTAGTGCGTTTATAGCACTCCGTAAATCTCCTGTATGTGCTTTAGCAATCCTGTTGATACATATTATGTGCTTCTCGTCAATAGGTATACCCTCGTCTGTTGCTATTTCTAGTAGTGTCGATACCATCCAATCTATGGGGATGGGTCGGAACCTCTTTACCGAACATCTCGATTGTATCCAAGGTGATAACTTGCTAATATCATTACAAGTCAAAATGAACACACCATCTGCATTCTCTATTACACCTTTTAGTGCGGATTGGGCGGCGGTTGTTAATTGGTCTGCCTCGTCTAAGAGATAGACAGTCTTCGCGCCCACATTGCACAAAGGGATGATTTCTTCTTCAATGAACTCAATACCTCTCATCTTCTTTGTTGAAGCATTGAACTCATGTATAGGCCACCCTATTTCTTTAGCAAATGCTCTCGCAACTGTGGTCTTCCCTGTTCCGGCCTGTGGGCTGTAGAAAATATAGTGTTGGGGGGATACTTCGCCTTCTACTACTGATTGTAGTTCTGCTATAATTGCATCTTGCCCTGCTACATTCTCAAGATAAGAAGGGCGGTATTTTTCCGACCATACTGTTTTCAACATTCACTCAACCTTCTTGATTTCTACTTGGTTATTTAGCAACCAATCAGTAGTCCATCTTTGAAGGGCCTCTTGGTCACTAAGGCTACTATCTAACGCTAATGTGTGGTGTGGTAGCATACTCTCTGCTATTGTTAGGTTATCGGGGTCAAGTGCATTTTCGCTTGGATGCTCTAATGCGGCCTCCGAAGCACCACGACGAAGAAGGGTTTGCGTATCACATACGAGTCTAACGATAAATCCGCCATTTTTGATAATATACTCTACTTCGTTTGGGTAGCGCACATCATCAATGAATATCACCTTCTTATCAGAGAAGTTCTTTCTAACATCTTTAGAAAGTTGTTCTACCCAATAATCCTTGCTGATTAGCACTCTTTTACCATGACCAAACGCCTGTAAGATAGGTCGTATTGTTCCTTTGTCGGCGGCTTCTTGGGCCATAAGGTGTGCGTGGGGGTCTGTGGTGTGACCGAAGAAGGCTTCGGCAACTTCCTTTCTAACATATTGTGCAAAAGATAGAACTGTGCTGTTGTTATTGTAGGCTAAGACATTAGCAAGAGTGGATTTACCGCTTCGCATCTTTCCTGTTATTCCAATAATTACTGGTGTCGTCATACCTCTAAGGGGGATAGTTGCTCCCTATAAACCCTTAATACAATGAAGACAGATATTACTGTCTTTGGGGAAGATTCTGTGTCTTCCACATTGAGGACACCTTTCTGCTAAGGTTCTCTCTTGAGCGGTCATACAAGACATTGGCCTCGTTTGTTCTATATCTTCTCGGTTGCTAATCAAATCACGCTTAATGTCGAATACCATGTGTTTTGTTTTGTTCCCGTTTAGTTTCTCTACCTTAGCAAAGCCTACTGATTCCAATTGAACATTCTTAGCAAGCACACTCGAAAGGCTGTTATCGCTCGGAACCTCTCTGAGAGAGCGTAATTTAGCAAGTTTTTCTGCTATTTGTGTCCTTGTTAGAGGCCCTTCTACGAACAATATATCCACGACGAGCCGACGCAACCGCCTATTGTTCGCACTCATCTACCACAGGCAGTTAATTGCGAGTATATTATTGGTTGTTGAACGAAGATACCCAAGTCCACTCTTCTGTAGTGGGGGATTCTCCGCTACCGACAATACCTCTAAGCCAAATACGGAGTAAACCAACGCCGAGAGGGATGAAGAAATACGATATAGCAACTATCCAAAACGCGACCCAACAAGCCGCCGCACTTGCGGTCATATAGAATCCTCCGTTTGTATTGTCTTCTTTACTCCTTTAGGTATCAAATCAGGAGCAACTTCTCTCAACTCATTAGCAACCTCTTGTGAATTGCGTATTATGAAGTCAATATACTGGTCGGATTCTCTAAACAAAGGATGAGAAGTTGGTTTTGTTTTCTTCCCTCCTACTTTAGCAACCTTAGGGTGTGGCTTAACACCAAACGCTACCAAGGCCCTTACATATTCATCAGGTAAAACCATGTTTGCCTTAGCAACCAAGTTCCAAAGCCGGTAATCTCTGATGTTAGAACAAGCCGCTAAAAGGTAGGGTATAGGAACCCTCTGTAGTCGCTTTAGCAACATATCCCTCTGTGGGAATCTATAGATGCCCGAAATAGTTGTGTTGAAGTTCTCCTTTCTTTCTTCCCAATCAACAACAACATTCCCCCCACTACCAAATGTTGGTTTTCTATTAGGTGTAATTACCAACCTATACTCAACAGAGGGTGCTAAATCAATTGCTTCTTCTAAGGACATATTGCCGCTTAGAGCGTATGTGACTCCCGCCCCTGTGGGGGGATACTTAAGCCTACCCTGCATATAGACAGTATCGCTGTCTGTATACCTATCAGGCTTGTTCGTGTAGATAACCACGCCCATTCTCTGTCCTCCTGTAGATTTTCTTACCTAACTTTTTTCTCGATTCTACCACGCCTTTAGCCTCAAACCCAGTTAGTATTCTCGACACCGAGAATACTGTTAATCCACCTCTCGGTTGAGTGTTCAACTGTGATGCTAAGTCTAATAATTCACCTGCTGTGAACCATTCACTTCTCGCCCATTGTTTGACCGCCGCCGCGACCGCCTTCCGCCTATATGTCTTCGTCATCAGTTGGTGAGAATGGGTCATGGCTATAAACCCATCCCATGAATCTGCTCCATTGGGATTGAGAAAGGCCCCATATCTCTCTAACGGCCGACGCTGATACTCGGTATCTACCACTATACCATTGGTAGCCTCCCAAATGTAGGATACAAACTAACCCATCCTCTACCATCCTTTCTACTATCTTAGGGAACTCTGATTTGGGGATGGGGCGAGCAATCAGTTGGTTGAAGTGTGGCCTCCATCTAATCTTTTCTCCGGCCTCTCTATTCACCATAATAACACGCCTCCTTCCCTTCACAATCATGGAGGGGGTTTTGTATCTCCGCTCCACAATGCTTACAGACGCAAGCGCACCAGTAGTCGTGCGCGAATGTTGCTAACTGGTTGCATTTATCACAAATGATGAACATAGCAGATGGATTCATCATATCCACCCAAATACTTTCGCCAACACAACCAAAGACAGGATGATGTTCACCGCTGACCCGACAGTTCGATATAGAGCCAGTCGCGCAAAACGCTCTTCGCACCATTGTTCGGTTTCACTATCAAGGCCATTCATTCAACTACCTCGAACTCTACATCTATAGTAGGGGCTTTTAGTGCCGCTAATCGCAACTCCATTTGATTTAGCAACGCAGGTTCATCACGCAGAACATCTACCAGCACACCCATAACACCGTTGATTTGTTGGTGGGCTAATAGCAACTGTGAATCAACCCCAATTTCCTTTTTCAATGTTCCAATGAGTTTGAGATTGGTATTTGCCGCCGCTACCAGTTTCGTTGCCTCGCCAATCCATTCTCTTGAAATCCCTTCTTGGTCTTTCTTTTGTTCCCACTCATCTAACCATGATTGAATACGAGAGAAAACATCTTCCGCCATTTCTAAGGTAGTAATGCTTTCATCACGCAACTTCTCTATACGACCCGCCTCTTCGGGGTCATATTCTATGTGTTCATTCATGTGTTCGGTGATAATACCACTCGCCCACCCATACTTTTCTTCCAAATAAGAGGGGGATTGAGTGCCTTTAGCAACGATATATTCTATGTCTTTTCTTTGGTTGTGATTGCACAGGGGGCATTCGGGGCTTTCTAACACCCATTTTAGCACCTTGATTGTTTCAGGGTCCTCTTCATAGGCCAACCTTTGCTCTATCAACCACTTTGATTTCATAACCTATTCCTCTTCCCTACACCTTTCACATATTCCTATCCACAAATCATAAGTATGATTTTCACAATCTTTGTTTCCGCATTTTTTTGCTATTCTTCCGCTCAAGTTTATTCCTCTTCATCGGTAGTTTCGCTCTTTGCTAAATTAGCAAGTGTCTGCAAAACCCCTATGTATCTAATTCCTTCGAGTGTTATATCAAGGCTAAGGTTGCCGTTTTCGGGGTCTATTCCGCAGTCCAATATCCTTGCTTTACCAAGGCAGTTATCTCTTGAAGACCACCTCGCAAACATAATCCATTTCCTATCGCTCATTCCTCTTCTTCCCCCATTGCTAATTCATCTGCTAATGACCATAGGCTAATCGAATCTCTAGTCATTCCTACAACTACAAACCTCTTATCAATTCTCAATAACTGTCCTAACTCAGCCACGCTCGGCCTTCCGTGGTATTTCTTACCTCTACTATTGCGAACATTATCTATGAGTTCTATAGTGGTTGTTGGACCTGTGTTTAGCAGGTAATTCAAACAAGATTGGATGAAATGGACCCTTTTTCTACGCATTACCATTACCCCATGTAGCGAACTCGTCGGGTTCCGGCGGCTTCTCTCCTATACGACAAGCAACCCCCCTTCTTCCTCTTTTACCAACTACCTTCGGGGTATATTCTTCATACCAAGACTCCCCCACAAGGTTTTCCTCTACCCACCTCTTAGCACTTTGATAATCACCGTTGGTGATTATTTTAGCAATCTCCTTTAGCATAGTAGACTTTGGTATTTCTTGACCCCAATACATGGACTTAATCAGAGCAACATCAGCATCCATAACTGTCCTTCTCATTGCTAATGATTGTGATAGGATAAGTGAAAGCCGCTCATCAATATCAACGAGCAATGGTTTCCCTCCTTCGTAATCGGGTTGCATCATAGCATATCCAATTGCTAATCTTCTAAATAGGTCTGCTTCAAAGGACCTTACAGTATCTCGTAAAACCCATTCCTCGAACTTAGGGGAGAATGATACACTCGTTGGTGGAGTTAGTATAGCCTCTTCCATGCGCTTGAAGAACCACGCTCTCATTTCCATAGCCTGTGTTGCTAAATCCGCTCTCTCTGATGGAGTCATGCGAGCCTGTTTGTTTTGTGCTATCTTGTATTCCAACTCAATTGTAGGGGTCATCTCAATCTCTATGATGAAGAACCTACGGTCAAGACCCGACTCTAACTCAAACCTTGCAGGTTGCGTTCCCGCCCAACAAGTGTAGCGGGTGTTGTATCTAACCCAACCATGCCTCATACCCTTGTTTACTCTCCCACTATCAAGACTTGTTAGCAACTGGTTCTTCATATCCATACTATGGTCTTTCTTTGTAGCATCTGTTAGGGATGAGAACTCTTCAAACCCAAGGAACCCGCCGCATAACTCTCTTGCTACAGGTCTTCCGGCAACATAACCATCCTCATTTACGCTACCAAATAATCCCGCCTCTGTGATAGAGTTAGCACCTATCATAGTCCTAAACCCAACACCATTGAACCCTTCGGGATTCCATAGTAGACCAGTTCCTTCTGCTAAGAATAAATCAATCAAAACATTCTTTCCTGACCCTTTCTTTCCTCGCATAAGGATATGCACTCTTGTGTCTGCAAGCCTACTCATAGGTGTGTATATTGGGTTGTTTTCATGTCGCAAAGGACAATTGGGGATTGAGAAATACCCATCAACGGGGTTCTCAACTGTGAAATCGCAACGAGAGCATTTGTTTATTGCATTGAATATGTGCGCCCCCACACTACAAATGAAGATTGGTAATTTATCATCAACTGCTACATAGTGGTTAGAATCACAGAACGACTGCAACTCATTGAATATGTCCGTCTTACTCTCGTTAGCCATCAAGTAAACATACCTCCAAGCCCCGAATCTGCTTCAAGCATCTCGCCCATATCCCACTCGGATTCGTATTCATCATAAGAATCTTGCGCCTTATCTATGTCTACAGGCAGTTCTATCATAGAGAACAAGCCCACCCCATCAGCAAACATTTGTTGAGTCATTATTTGGTCTATGCTTGCTCGGAAGAAGACAATAGTAGCATCAATCCCTCTTCGGTCTGCTAACCACGCGCTCACATACGCGAACATCGGAAGTATCTCATCAGTTAGGCTCCTGTATTGCTTGCTAAAATGGGTAGATTCGCTTTCGCTCTTTACTAGATACTTCTTTGGCTCCGCACAATAAATAGTAGATGTTGCTATTATCACAGAAGGAATAGATGGTTGCTCTGATACACGGTCCAATACTGACTCTACCGTTTCTCTAACAATAGGATAACCAAACAACCAATGATTGCCTCCCCCTATTGAATGAAAGTCACGGAAGTTGATAACTAATGTTTGGCCGTGTTGGTAAACCACAGTTCCGAAATCAGAATCAGTATCAAAGAAAGGCATAACTCGACCCAGTTTGGATAGAACAGTAGCAATCCTGTTTCCCTCTTTCTCTATGTTGTCGGTTAGGATAGTGGGGATAGGGCATGGTTCTTGGGCGCACACAACAACTATTCTTGTTATCTCGCCCTCTATTTCCTTCTCCCAATAAATATCTACATCATTAGCACTCTCTCTCATTGTATCATCTCCTTCATTGCTTTGCGTAGCATTAGTGGGTATTTGTGTATGGGCCTTTTGGAAGCAATTGCTTTAGCGGCCGCTTCTTCCAAAGGAACAGCACCCCACAAATTAACCTGTCCTATTGTTGGTATATACACTAGACCTACGGGTCGAAATAGAACACTTGTAGCCATAACTGCCGCTAACCTTCTTGAGTTAGTTCCATGATTCTGACCACGAATCTGTTTGTTCGTGTGGTAGGGGCGGGCATTAAAGCGACGCGCTAAGGCATCAGCAGTTGCCGGCCCTTCATCCTGTATTATCCTGTAAACAGTTTGTTGTAATCTCTTTGTTTGACCTGCTCTTCCGCTACCCATCATACCTATGGTATGTGGCTGTCCGTATAAACCCGCTTATTCTTTCTATTGTTTCTGCTCATTTTAGACCATATTACTGCGGAGCAGTATCACCTTTTTTCTATTCTTTCTATTGTTCAAGGGGTATATCAGGGAGTTATACTAATGTATATTCCCTAAATGTCCTATAGAGAATAGAAAGAATTAGCAAATCGCTTTACTGCTAAGTTGTAATTTGGTTTTTCTTTTCTTCCAATAACTGAAAGAATAACTCATTCTCCAATGAATCTACCTCTTCGTCAAACATCCCGAACCTTAGGTTTTGGTGACCCAAAACATCCTCTACCTTTGCTAACTCATCCGATGTTCTTACTGCATACATTTGCGCTTCGTCTATCTTGTTGAATACCTTGCCCTTTAGGGGTCTAACGCCATAACCTATCGTATAAACAAAGTATTTGTTGGTGCATTTGCTTTCTAAGATAGCAACATAATACCTTGTAGCGTCAAAAAGAGTCAGTTCCGACATTCCTGTGTATTCCTTACTGGCTATCGGTATGTTGCTAAGTGGCTTCTTGATTGCTCTTGCTAACCCATTATCTTCTATCTTGAACCCAACAAAGGCTTCATCACTCTCTACTAAGAACCATCCAACCTCTTCTAAGAAGGACATTGTTTCTGTATCGTAGAACTCATATCCTTTCATAACCGAATTGATTGGTATTCTTGGTAAATTAGGCTGGATTGCGTCTAAGAACTCCCATACAGCACTATAACCAACCAATTTTAGCAATGTTTCCCCACATCTAAGGGTCAAATAGGGTGAGAATCTGCGCCTCTTTCTTTCCTCTCTTGGGTTGTTTATCTTTCTCCATGCTTTGAAATCTACAACTTCTATCAAATCCGGTGTTGTGAGTAGGAAGTTCCCACCGAATAGCAACGGGTGTCGCATATACCGAGTAGGTATCTGCGGATATATCACGGTTTGCCTATCTGTTGTTCTTCTATGAGCCGTTTTTTTTTCGCTCTCATAGGAATCTAAAGGTGGGGGATAGCAACGGGCGCAATTGTCTAATCTCTCTCCGACCCTTCTTGGCTTATCCTACTTTTATACGGCTCTGCGGGATGCCGTCATCCCTATACTGCGGGTAATTAGTTCCGCATTTAGATTTACACCGAACATGGTTTAGGTTTTGGGCTAACACCTTGATAGCACATAGAGTGCTTTCGTTAGCCACGCCAGTTCTTTAGTTGCTATTCCCCCTTTTTGTGTGGTGGTAGTAGAGAAGGAGCGACTCTTGACGAAAGACTTACTGAAACAATGTGTGACTAACAATCGGCCTTTTCTGCTCATGTCCAAAGCAAATACGGCCCCTCGGTTAGTTATGATAGCAACCTTCTCCAACTACCTCCAATTATTCCTTGGTTTGGTTCTCCCTATAAACCCGTAAGCAATCGGGGCATTTTTGTCGCAGGTGTGTTAGTGAATCGTCAAGGTATTCCTTTGGAAAAGTTGACTCATAGTCTTGCATCTTTTCATTCCATTTAGAGTCATATTTGAATCCACAAATGGGGCCGTTCCCACTATCAAAATGTAGCAACGGTGGCTCGCCTTTACTCATTCAACCACTCCATCTCAAACAACTTTGGCCTTCGGCGGGTATACCTTTCTCGTTGGCTATCTTCCATAGCCGCCCATACTGCGTTAGCACAAGTTAGACTTGGGTCTGCTAAGACGCTACTTGCTATTTGAACAGGTGCTGATACGATGCTTCTCGCTATTACCCAAACGCCTATCTTGTCTAATAGACAAAACCATTCCTCTTCCGAATAGGTGGCGTTGCTTTCTTCATACCTAACTAATACTTCACTACCACGGATTTTCTTTATCTTCCCGTTCTTTGCTATGTATAGCAATCCATTAGTTGGTAATACCTGATACTTCTCATACTTGCTCAGGTGAGAACCCCTCCCATTCTAAGGCATCTCCGCTAATAATCCAATCTTCGTAAGCAAGTTCTTCTGCGTAATCATACACCGAAGTTAGCAACCTATCCCCTTCTCTCTCAGGAATACCTGTGTCTTCCCATACCTCTCTCCGAGGCTCGCGTTGGCCGTCATACCCAGTATACCCAGTTAGCACCCATAGTGTGCCTGTATCTCTGTTCGTATCATACGCCAAATGTGTTTTATCCCATCCATGCGAGCGCATGAAGTCCTCAGCCATACCATCCCATATTTCTGCGGTCCACTCCATCCTTTCATCGGCCATTTCGTAATACCAAATGTGTTCTAGCAACTCATCTGTTAGTGTTCCTTTCATTCCGCTCGTTCCTCCGCCTCTTTTGTGATAGCGTTTAGCAACTTTGTTGCTCTTGACTTAATGGCCTTGGATGCGCTCGCGCTTGCTAAGTGCTTGCAGACCTGCCCCATATCTCGCTCTGCTTGAAAGTAATCCCAATCACTACTCATCTACTATCCCAACTCCTTCGTCTTCACCATTGACTATCTCAATTGGTATTCCGAGCGATTGAACTATGCGCCATTCGCTACCATACACGGTGAAGATTGTTCCACTCTTCATGTGTATATCCACCAATGTTGCTTCGGTGTTCTTCGAGTTGGTTGTTATTGCGCTAACATCATCCAACCGCAGGTAAGTGCTACCGCTCGTTGTTTTGATAGGCCCAATAAGGCTTCCTCTTGCTATTTTTCTTTCGTTTCTATCCATGTTCTCATTCCTCTGTTTGTCCTCATTTATCACCCGTCGGGGGATGGGATATAAACACTCCATCCACATTGTAGGGTAAATCTCTAATGTCTGTATCTGTTAATGCAGGGTGCGTTAGCAAGTGACTTATGTTTAGCAACCACGCATCGCCGTGAGAACGGAGGGTATGCTCTTCCATTGCTCGGTTGATGTAATCCTCTACTACTTCTTTCGACAGGCAGTTCACCTTTGCTAAATGTCTAATGGTTCTGCTTCCGGCCCCTACAGAGAGGCTTCTGCCTATGTGCTTCGCTTGGTGGCAAAGCGGGCATAATGCCTGTAGCCTTTGTAGTGTCTGAATCCTATGCTCGTCGTCGTATGACCATACTTCGTGGGCTTCTACTCGGTGCTTTCTACCCTGTGCTAATCCGTCGCTACCGCAAACCTCGCATTGGTAGTCTGCCTCTTTGTATGTTGCTGTTCGCAACCTATCCCATGTGCAACCTCTAAGCAGACCCCTTAGGTTGTTTCCATAGGAGTTGCTAGGTATCAATTCGATACTCAATTTTACTGTGTCGTGGTCTACCATCTTACTACCTCGTCGTCATTCTCATCTGAATCAGGGTCTATCTCTGCCTCGTTCTCAAAATGCCTTTGGAAGGCGGTAGGCATAAACCTCTTGCCCTCATCTTCCTCCATAATCTTAGCAATCTCTTCTTCGATATACGGCTCTGCATCTTCGCCCTTTGGCCTGTGCCTTGCTCGCCCACCCATTGGGCCTAGGTTTTCGTGTAGGAAGGCAAGGAACTGCTCGCATTCCTTTGGTATGTGTTCCTCATCAATAGCAACGAACCCGCGAGCATCCAATATGAATCCGCTTATCCCTGCTTTTGCGAAGTTCTGTAGAGTTAGTTGCGAACAGGCTAACTTTGTTTCAAACGCAATATCAAGTGCTGTTTGTTTGTCGTATGTCTTTGGTTCGCCTTCTACGATTTGAGCAACCATAGGTCGTATTAG